GCGGGCGACGTGTCGTTTCGTTTGATAAAAAAAGTCATAATTTTGTCGCCCTATTTTGTGCGCCCGTTATAGCCGTTGCAATGTTAGCGCTTATTCTGCTTGTTGCGATATTAGCACTTTTTGACATTAAAGCAAAACGCCTTGCGCTTGCAGGCTCCGTTGTTCCACTTGCCGTTTGCGCATGTGCCGATCCATTGCCCGATCCTGTGATGATCCGCAGTGCGATACCGGTTGCGGTTTGTATTGATGCCGATCCTGTTCCATCGCCCGCAATAATTCGCTCACCAACGCCGATGGATGATTGCGCATGTGCATATCCGGTGCCCGATCCGGTGATGATCCGAAGCCCGATGCCAGTTGCGGTTTGGGCAGATGCCGTTCCGGTGCCTGATCCGATTGAAATTGATGCGGCAGTTCCACTTGCCGTTTGCGCATGTGCCGATCCATTGCCCGATCCTGTGATGATCCGCAGTGCAACGCCGGTTGCCGTTTGTATTGATGCCGATCCATCTCCGAATCCGGTGATGATACGAATTGCGCCACCAACTCCTGATCCAATTTGCGATTGCGCAAAACTAGATCCATCGCCTATGATAACGCGACGCCCTACGCCCGTTGCCGTCTGCTCCGATGATGTTCCCGCGCCTGACCCGCCAACAATCCGCAGTGCAGATCCCGCTGCCGTCTGCGCCGCAACAGTTCCTGCACCGGTGCCAGTTACAACAACCGCGCCAGATACAACCCCATCATCTCCGAGAGGCGCAGAGGCTAATGGGGAAAATCCTAGCATGGTTTACTCCGGTTTGGTGGGCCACTCGACAGCAAACGGAAATCCCGGCTGTGCCGTTACATCACGCAACGCTTGGCGGTAGGTAGCCATCTCAGGCGACATGGTGTTGTCACTCATGGCCATCCAGTCGGTATCAGCAAGAAGCCTATCCCGTTTATTGCGCACTGCTGTCTGGGCTTGGTCCAGAGGCTTGTTCTCAACCGTGTAACCAATGACCCAACGACCCGTCTTGTAGGTCTCGCCAGTTTCCTCGTTTACCTCTGTCTCGTTATTGTGAGGCGCAGGGTCACGCACGACAGTCTGCACAAGCGGGTCATGCTCAGGCTGTGCGTCAGGCATCACATGGAAGATGCCGTAGCGGGCAAGGATAGCATCACCGATCTTCTTCGGGAAGCTGGTCTGCGGGTTGTCACGGCGAAGGTCTCCGAGCGTGTAAGGGAATTGCTCTACCTGTCCGTTTGATGTTTTCACGAGTAGCATGGTCGCTCCTATGCTGTGGAGTATTGGTAGATGGTGTCGTTTGTCAGCCCAACAATATACATTTTTGAGCCATCGTCCTTGAACGAAATACCTCTTGGGTTGTTCTCTTGAGATGCTACGCTAAAACTTTGAACGTAAGACGCACTTGAAACATCACCAGCAGTAGATAGTGCATACTCGTGCACAGAATCTGATGCGGAACCGACAACAAACATCATGTCAAGGGACGGACTAAAGAACAAAGCATTTGGGTTTGTTTCTTGAGTGGCTACACTAAACGATTTTGAGTCATATGACGCACTTGAAACATCCCAAGCAGAACTCAGTGAATATTGATACACAGTGTCGTTTCCTGCGCCGACTATAAACAGCTTTAGTCCATCGTCTGAAAAGCATAATCCTTGAGCGACACTTTCTTGAGATGCAATGCTAAAGTTCTGAAAGTAGGATGCAGTGCTAACATCCCAAGCCGTGCTTAAGCTGTATTCATTAACGGTATCGTTTGTGCTGCCAATTATATAGAACTTTGTTCCGTCAGGCTTAAAAAATAAATCTGTAACAAAGCCCTCCTGTGACAGTACGCTAAAAGACTGTGAAAAAGAGCAAGTGGACACATCCCACGCAGTGCCCAAGTCATATTCATTTATGGAGTCGCTGATCGTGCCACAGATATAGACTTTTGATCCATCCGGCTTAAAAAATATACCGTGAGGTGAGGTTTCCTGCCCACTAACACTAAAGCTAACACTGTCATACGAAGCATTAGCTAGGTCAGGGTCGGTCCATACGTCACCACCCCCAGCAGGCACCCCAGCCCGTGCCATCTGCATCAGTCGAGAAATACTCATGCCATCGCATCCCCAGCTTGGAAGCCGTAATACGTCACGCCCCCATCCTGCGTGTAGAACGCATACACGTCCGTCTCACCACTGGCAGGGGCATCAGGAGCCGTACCACCAGCCCAGTCAACCGAGGCAGGCCAAGTGATCGTCACCGTGGCAGAGGGCGTTACCTTGAGCGTGAAGCCGTAGGCTGTGCCAGAGGCAGGTGGGTTGCTGAACACATAGGTCACGTTGGCAGCAGGGGCGTCCGAGAAGACGTTGCCCGTGGACAGGTCCAGAGTGCTGCCAGATATTGACCCAACGCCTTCCTCACGAAAGTCAGCCGCCGTAGCCGATACATAAACCACAGCACTGCCCGTCAAGTTCAGCAAAGACCCGGTAGAACTTTCACCCAGCACCCGCGTAAGGGTTCCAGTGGAATAAGTGCCTGTGCCGATCTCCCAAGCATCACCATCCTCGATGACGTAGCGCACCACATCAGAGTTTACTACCCCAGCAGCCGCAAAGGTCTGGTAGCCACTCTCGGCAGCGCCAAGGGTAACTGTGCCTGTGCCAGTGGTGGCAGTTGATACTTTGGCTCTGTTGACGAGAGTGACCATGTTTTGACCTTAAGCTGGCTGCGTGTGCGTATAGCTGGACATCGCAACAGTGTCGCCAGACCCAATTGCAACGCTGGATAATTCAATATCGCCACCGCCACCCGTTGCAGTTACTGAAACCGTGAATTGCGCTGCCGTGGCTGCGTTTCTAAATACCGCCTTAGTAATTGTGCCGCCAGTCGCGGAAGTGTCAGACCCGATTGCGTTTGCGGTCGCGGTGCCAACAGAAGCTGCGCCAAATGCTGGCGTGCCGAAAGTAAGCGTTGCCACCTCAACGCTTCCAGATGTTTGAAACTCAATCGTTCCACCGTCCAGAAGATCCACAACCGCATCGCAGGCCGCGTTTCGCGCAACCGTTTCGAGAATTACCGCCATCATTTTGCTCCTTTAATTTTTGGCATCATATCATCTTACCCGCCGAAGTAATAGCCCAAGTCCAGAACCCACCCGCGCGGTTTGCACATCGATCACCGCCATGATGCCGATATCAGTTAATGGCGGCAAATAAATAGGCGCTTCATATCCAATATCCAGAAATCCAGTGACGTTAAAATACTCATTCACGACAACCATAGGATCGTAAGGCGGGGCAGTTTGCAGGATGTTTTCACGCTTAAACACAACCGCATCAACAGTCTTTCCCGCACTTGCGTTAACGCGCACGCCGATCAAAAACGCCTCATAATCAATCGGAATGGTAAACGACCCAATCCGCGATATGGCCTCTGGAAAACCATTAAGCGGGATAGATGCCCATGATAGCCCCGCCGTGCTTTCAATCACAATATCGCCAACATGCGAACCAGTTGTTTGCGTGGCATATGTTCCGCTTTTTGATACCCGCGCCGACAGCAGCCGCATGAATGTGCGAGCACTTGGCAGGCTTGCGCTTGCGCCAGCCGTTACGATTGTATCTGTGATTTCCAAACCGTTTTGGTCAATGCCATACAGCAGCACCTCGCGCGCGCCCAAGCCCGCCGCCGTATCGTTGGCATTGCCGCCCGCGCTAATACGCAACTGAACCGCGCCACCCACCTGCGGCGTTTGATATACGCCAGCAGGCGTTATTGGGACGAACGTTTGCCCGACGGCGGTATTGCGGCCTTCGACCTTGATTGAGCGCCACCCGTCCGCCCCGCCGGTTGCAATGTCAAACGGTTTTGGATAGCTCATATCCGCTTTACCCGATACGCGCCCAGCAGCGCCCCAGCAGCGCCCAATGCGTCGTCAGGCGTGCAATCATCGCCCGTGTGAGAGTAAAGGTATGCAGCAACCTGTTTAACGGCTCGGCGCAGCGTTGGCGGCACGCTTGCGGCAGTCGCCCCAAAGCCCGCGATATAATCCACCTCAATCGCGTTTGAATTGCGCAAGGCAATCGGCCATGTGGCCCCGTTGCGCAAAACCATCCGGCCAGGCTTTTGATAAGTGTCAATGTCAAACGTATCGGCCACCACAACGGACGCGGGCGTGCCTGCATCATTATAAACCGTCACGGCGTCGATTGATGCCAGCGGATAGCGCGGCAAGTAAACGTAATCAGGTGCGCCGTTGATGTCAGCAATCGCGCCTTGCCTCACACCATCCCACCATTCCGCCCGCTGTGAAGGCCAGCAATCCAGCACCAGCCGCCAAGTTTGGTTAATCATGGCAATGCCGGTTGCTTCCTCAATCATCTCACGCGCGGTTGCAATCAAATCATCGGCTTGGTCATAGGGTAAACCGTCAACCGTCTCGGCCAAATGCGCGCGCAATTCGTCTGCCGTTACCGGCTCAATCGTTGGCGGCGTTACAACCGCGTGGCCGCGATATTGGGTGAATGTGACGCGCGGGCGTAGGCTCATTTGCGACGCCCCCGCTTGGATTCCAACACTGGCAAAACCTTGGTTTCTTCAACTGGATTAAAGCCTACGCCATCGGCAAGCGCCATTGCAGCGGCCTTGCCTTCCAGCACATCGCCCGCGATATATCGTCGGGTTGTGTGGCCTTCTGGGGCGCACGCCCAATCTTGATGCAATACGGCTTTCATGGTGCCTCCTGTGCTTAGTGACGGGCCACCGTAGCGGCCCGCTTCTAAACTCAGGTAGTAGCGATAGTTGCGCCAACGCGGGTAACAGGCGCGCGGTGAGGCTTGCCCATGTTGCCCTTTACATAGGCAATCGCGTTTGTGCCAGTGGTGCCCGTAAAGACGCCGCGAACATACCGCTTATTGCCGTTGTAGCCAATCGACCCGGCGATGATGTTGTCATCAGCATCAAGCAAGACAGAAGCCGTGCCAGAAAACTCGCCAGCGGGAACGGCAACAAAGTCTGTTCCGACCAACGTATCAGAATGTTGCAGCACCAGCGTAAAACCGTCAACTGTGCCCGCATCGGTCACAGCGCCCGTTGCAAGATCAAAGACAGCAGTGCTAAAGCCGCGCACATCAAATGCCGCCGAAGCGTTAGGCGTTACGCCGGACAATGTTTGATCCGCGCCCCGGATCACTTGGGTATTTGAAAGACCAT